CCACCATGAATACATTAAACACAATCATCAACAGCATCAGCCAAACAATCAACGAGAGCGTCATTGACGATCTTTCATCTGTCGGTTTCACCCATCGTGAAGCTACAAAGATGGTAGTAGAGAATAACTTCTCGATTCTTGCTGACTCATTGGAAGATGCTGTAGAAGCTTTCTAAGCTTCATTATAATTTAAAAAACCTATATAGAGTAAATATGGAAAAAAATTTTCGAGACCAAATTGGTTTTTATAAAATTTCTAAATTTACAAATTCAATAAACAAAAAAGCCGGGGCTAAAAACCCCGGCTTTTCTATTTGCCCATTCTTCTACGTCTTGCAACTCCTGTGGCACAGGCACCGCTCTCAGCGTGCTCACAGAAGCCACAGACTCTCTCGTTGCCAGTTGGAGAGAAAGATGTATCTTCCATTATTTTATTGATCTTTAATATCAAAGATTGTTTTGCGTTCTCTATGTCTTCCTTAGTGAAGAGATGAAATTTTCTCTTACCAGATCTAAGGTAATAAAGTTCCGCTCTGATATTTTTATCGGGGAAGATTAAAGATGTAGCTATGGCATAAATGCCGAGCTGAAGATTATCTTTTATATTCTTCTGAGCAACTTCCCACTTACCTGTTTTGTAGTCTATGATATTGATAGTGTCTTCGTCATAGACATCTACTCTGTCTATGTAACCGTTTATGGCATAAGTGCCAATGATAAACCTAAAGCCGAGTTCTTTTTCGAATATATCAAAGCTATCACCAGAATGTTTATCATAAAATTCAGATAGTATATTAGTTCCGGCATCGATTAAAATATCTGGTATATTGCTCTGGGGGTCGAAACTATCTTTCTGTTTTTCATACTCAGAATAAAGGATATCTAAATCTAAATCCTTTTCTTTATCTACACACTCCTCTAGAACAGAGTGAATAATATTGCCTAGAAGAGCTGCATCGTTTGATGTTCTTGGTTCTTTTTGTATGTAAGAATAGAAATATTTTGATGGACACATTGCATATGTGTCTAACCTCGAATAGGAAAAATCTACTAATGACAAAGATTCCAGCGGGGAAAGAGATTCTGCTGCTCTTACTACTATGCTACTCATAGGGTATTATTATCTTCACCAGGTGAATATATTTTAATTCCCTTTTCATCGTACTCATTTCCAAGTTCATCTATAGTATGGCCAGTATGCTTGTTCAAATAGCTGCCTTCCCCAATCGGAATCCATCCTGTTGTCCCCAACTCCATAAAGTCGTCTTCATTGTATGGCCACATCTTGGTCTCCCACTCTTACCTCGCACTCAGCGAATTTCTCTATATTTAAATAGTAATTCAAAACAAGGTATAAGTCCTCAAGTTCCTTTTTGCTTGCATAAATGCCAGCTATACCACATTTGATGAAGAACTTATCCTCGTACTGATGTACGCCTTCTGCATATTCGTATATGCTGACGTTATTTCTTGTAATTTTTCCTGTATTTTGCATGATTAATCCTCTGTTATTGCTATTGGGTTGAAGGTTGGGTCGTCCATTTTTTCTCTCATGTCTTTGACATAGGAGTCCCAATCTCTTTCATCTTCTGATTTCTTTTCATATTTAACTTCACCTTTAAATGGATTGGTCTTAAATCTGGTCACGAGCAGCTTGCCCTGCTTGGTTCTCCATCTTAGGACGCCGTTTTTACAATCACAATAATCATCCGGATCAGGGTCTATAATTAGCTTTGGGTCATATCTACCACTGCATCCGTTACATTTGCTGTATCTTCCTCTGTCTTGGCATCTGTTGCATGATGAACAGAACTTCCAACAGTTATTTGTGACTGGGTTTTTTGTAACGATTCTTTGTGTCATTTTATTCCTATTTTAAATTTAAGATTGATTGTAAATCTTTTTCTATTTTTAAAGATGTGGTTTTGTTAAACCTAAATGTATATTCTTTATTGCCATCTATCATTTCTAGAAAAACAGTAGACGCTCCATTCGAATTATTAATTATATCATATATAGATTTGATAGTCTCATTAGAAACTAGTGAATTAGCTTTTAAGATTATCGGTTTACTGCCCGTAAATATAGCGTTGTCTATTTTCTCGCAAGAATTAAATATTAACTTAGGAGTAGCATTCTCCTCGTCACCATCCTTAGTTACCGAACCAGAAAAAATAAAGATATCTCCATCAGAGAAATAGCTATCTACTATAGACTTAGCTTCTCTTGGGAAGATAATTATCTCTATAGCTGAAGTAAGATCCTCTACCTCAAGCTTGAACATCTTTGCACCCTTTTTGGTTATCATCTTCTTTACAGATGTTATGATGCCACCTATTTTAACTTTAGTTCCAGGGTTACATTCAGCTAATTCAAATATTTCTTTATCTACTTTAGGCTTAATAATTTCCCAAATTCCCTCAATAGGATGTTTAGATACGTAAATCCCTAATTCTAGTTTTTCTTTCTCCAGAATTTCCAACTCACGTCTTCTATTCATTTCTACTTCTTCTGTGAGTTCGATTAAATCATCAAAGCCACCAGCTGCAGCCAAGTGTTCAATCGTTGACTTTTTCAATATAGTTGGATCACATCTTCTAAAGAAGTCATGCATAGAAGTGTACGGCTTATCCACATCTCTTGAACCAATGATTGCATCAGCTATAGAAGGACCTATCCCATTAACCGCAGAGAGTCCAAATAGAATTTGGTCATCTCCGATAACTTCAAAGTCATGCATTGAATTGTTAATTGATGGTGGAAGTACTTTCAATGAAGATTTTCTACATTCAGATAAATATAAAGAAGACTTTTCTTTATTGCCGGCGACAGAAGTTAACAAAGCAGCCATGTACTGAGCGGTATAGTGTGTCTTTAAATAGGCGGTCATATAACTAACCATTGCATAACTTGCAGCATGAGCTCGGTTGAATCCATAGCCTCCAAAGTATTCTATATCTGAGAAAATTTTATTAGCTTTCTCTTCAGTTATATCTACGTTAGATAAACAACCTTCTACGAAGTTCTTTCTTATTTTAGGAATCTTATCCATCTGTTTCTTACCAATAACCTTACGCAAGTCATCAGCTTCAGGAACAGTAAAGCCAGCAAGATCCTTAGCAACCGCTAGTACATCTTCCTGATATAGCATAATTCCCAATGAATCCTCTAGAGCGTCTTTCATTTTAGGATGCTCATAGTCAATTGGGATACGCCCATGCTTACGATTTATGTAAAGCTTATCCATTCCTGAGCCCATTGGTCCTGGTCTGTAGAGCGAGATCAAAGCCATAATTTCTTTGATAGTTTGTGGCTGAAGCTGAACCATTAACTGTCTCATCCCAGAAGACTCAAGCTGGAAAACTCCAATAGCATTACCTTTACAAAGTTCATCAAATGTCTTTTGATCATCTAACGGTATGTGGTCTAGATCTATGTCGATATCAAGATTCTTTTTAACTAAACTAATACATTGGTCTATAACACCAAGGTTTCTTAATCCCAAGAAGTCAATCTTAAGTAGCCCGCACTGTTCCACTCTACCCATGTCCCATTGGGTGATGATTGGGTTACCAGCACCCTTCTTCATAATAGGAAGATAGTCAGTAAGTGGACCTCTTGATATAACTATGCCAGCAGCATGAACTCCTGTTTGTCTAACAAGTCCCTCTAATCCGAATGCAGTGTCTACTATTTTTTTACTGTCTTCATTTGAATCATATTCAGATTTGAATTCACTAACCTGCATGCATTCGTTTAGGCTCTTTGCTATTCCTAAGACCGGTGGAGGCACTAACTTAGACACCTTGTCTCCAGCAGTAAAGTCATACCCAAGAGCTCTTGCTGCGTCTCTTATCGACTGCTTAGCTCCTGCTTTGTTGAAGGTGCAAATATGGGCAACTCTGTCATCACCATATTTAGTTCTAGCATAGTCGATAACTTTATCTCTATATCTATCATCAAAGTCAAGGTCGATGTCGGGCATAGACTTTCTTCCCTCGACCAAAAATCTTTCAAACATCAGACCAAATTTAAGTGGATCTAAGTTAGTAATTCCCAAGGCATAAGAGAGGATACTGCCCGCTGCTGATCCTCTACCCCATCCAACTCTAATACCATTTTCCTTAGACCAGTTAACTAGGTCGGATACTACAAGAAAGTATTCAGGGAAACCCATTTCTTTAACTACCCTAAATTCATAGGTGGCTCTATCTACAACTTCTACTGGAAGTGGATCTCCATACTTTTTCTTTAATCCAGCCCAAGCTAAGTCTTCTAAATGTCCATTAACTTCTTTGCCACTTGGTATAGGAAAGTCAGGAAAGTAAAGTTCTCCAAATTTTAGATTAACATCTATCATGTCGTGAACATGCATGGTGTTTTCTAGCCACTCTTCAGAGAATGTCTTAGCCATTTGTTCATAGCTATGCAGATACCAGTGATCTCCAGAGAAAGAAAATCTATCAGGAGTATGTATATTACTGTTAGTAGCAACGCAAAGCATTATGTCATGGGAATTTGCTTCTGACTGATTAACGTAGTGGCAGTCGCCAGTAGGGATTACCATGGCTCCTATTTTTTTAGCTATGTCTATTAATTCAGCAGAAATCTTTCTTTGTTCACCTAAGCCATGGTCTTGTATCTCGATGAAATAATTATCTTTGCCAACGATATCTTGCATTTTTTTGGCTGAAGCCAAAGCAAAGTCGTAATCATTTCTTAGCAAAGCTTGGCTTACTTCACTATTCAAGCATCCCGATAAAACTATAATTCCATCTGAGTATTGAGAGATAAGCTCATGATCTAATCTTGGTTTAACATAGAAACCATCAGTGTATGATTGGGAAGACATTTTAATAATGTTATGATAACCAACATTATTCTTAGCTAATATAGTTATATGGTACGGCCCTCTTTGTTCCCATTCACTCTTTGCTTTACCAGCTCTTTCCTCTTCGTCTCTATCCCATCTTGTTTTTCTTGCCTGGTAAAACTCAGAACCCAAAATTGGTTTAACGCCCAAGGCTGTGCCAGCATCGTAAAAGTCCAACCAAGAGTGGATATTGCCATGGTCAGTGGTGGCTAAACCCACCATGCCAAGATCCTTAGCTCTGGTTAAATAGGCGTCTACCCCACCGTGTCCATCCAACATAGAATAAACCGTGTGGTTATGTAGATTTGTCCAATTCTTCAATTTACAATCCTCTGCTTCTGTCGCTGCCGTCTATTGCACTATTTCTAGTTTCTCTGTAAGTAATTATAACTACTCCACCGCAATATTTGCAGGGTACGTTTTTACCTTCTTGAGCAAAAGGGCTATTCATCATGTACTGGTCAGGTTGATCTGAGTGGCATTCGCTGCATACTCCGATAACGTCATCTGTATTATTCACCATCTGTTGTTCCTCCTTTCTTTTCATTAGTGTAAGCAAATCTTATTGGGGATGGAGAAATCTTCTCACTAGTCTCCATAAATGTTTCTCCGATTTTAACCCATTTGTTCTTTTGTTCCAATGAGCAATCCCCGCATCCAACTCCTGCAGAATTAGCTCGGTCGCAAGTATAGGGTCTACCCCCAATGCCAGCTTCTCTTCTTTTTATCCAGTCATTGATATGTGCTGAAGATCTACCCGGGCTATAATCATCACAATTACTAAGTATCTCATGAAGGTACTGTATTGAATCATCTGTGTACGTTAAGATTGAACAAAGGAATAGTCTAGACTCATGGTCAAGATGCTTATTCTCTTTAGCTTCTTTTTCTATTCTTTTAATCGCACTGCAACTATCTAGCAGTCTAACTTTGTTGAATACTTTTTCCCCATCACCAAAGGATGTGACTCTCTTGGAGCCATGTTCGTTAAAATAAGCTAATGGATCTTTTGGCCTATTCTTTTCTACTTGCATTTGAATAGAATAGTCCGTATACCAATCGCAAGCTTTCAGATCTCGTTCTTGTTCCGGGATAGAATAGTCCTGTGGTTCAGAACAGTACTTGACAATATCTTCTAGAGAAGAAAATAAAATATCATTATTCAATTTAGTCTTATACAACTTAGTCTCTTGATGCATCGAGCCGGGCAATCTCCACATTCTTCTTAAGTCATAGACGCTAAAGTCTAAAGAAGTTAATTGTAATTTTTTAGATAAGTCATTAGCTATAAATCTGAACACGCTATGTAAGTCATTGCTGTTTGGGATTCCAAGAGCTAATGCTTCACACTCTATATGAAAGCCCTTTTTGCCAGTGTAATATACTATTAATGATTCTTCAGGGATGTAACTAGATAGATAAGAATAGAGTCTTTTGCATTCTTCTAAAGAAATATTAACATCTTTGTTATCTATATCAAAATAGAGTGAACCCATTCTGGTCGCAAGATCTATATCCTTGGAGTTATAGTGCCACACTGAAGTATATAATCCAAGATTATTATATTTTTCCCTAAAGGCATCTAGCCTATCTATGTCCACTAAGACAGGATCATCTTCCTTTTTTATTCTTATAATCCTATTTAGAGATGGCACATACTTAGCCAGCTCGACATATCGCCAAGCTGATGTATACCTAGTGTTGTCTAAAGATATTCTCATTTTATATTTAGACTTCCAGATTTATCATTATAATTATAGAGAATCTTTTTAGCATAGTCTTCCATGTCTTCTGAGTAGGTTCTATAGTATACCGATTCAGCTATGAAATATTCTAGATTGTTTAATATAAAGTATCTCTTAGAGATTCTTTCTTCACTGTCTATCAACTAAAACTTCCAACGTTCTTCTATTATAGTATCTCCATCAGCTATATAGTGTATCTTTGAAGCAAGGTTGTCTGCAAGGTGCACTATCACTTCCATATACGTGATCGGTATGGTCTCTGGTACCGGTGACCAAGGCCCAAGGTGGCATCTTACTAGTCTAAGGATAGATTGTACGGTCTCTTCATCTACAAATAGGGTTGAGGATTGAGATTCCCCTGCGTATTTTTTATCATGAGCTTGACACTTCTCTATAAAATGACCAACTGTATAGGGATGGAGTGGGTCATAGACAAAAGATTTGTCATCATCCTTAGAAGTAGTGCCCTTAGTTACGTCATGCAGAAGGCATGCTGCATAAACTAGGTCTCTTTCTTCTATGTTTAGTGAATAGGAATCACCAATAACCTTTGCTGCTCTAACTACTCTTTTGGTATGCAGAGCGTTTCCACCCTTGTTGTGCTCATCGGGTGGATGGAATCTTCCAGAAAAACTAGATGGTATTTCCCAAAAAGAATTTGATCTAATCAAAATAGATTTGACAAAACTTTTTATTCCGTCATTAATTATTAGATCAATTTCTTCCCATAAAGGCTTTAAGATTATAGCCTCTTCTTCAATTGATATAGAATCTTTTTCTTTATTTAATATATCATCAAGTATCGATTTGTTAACCAAAATAGACGCCTTTCCTTAAGACTAATAGTATATCAGCTAGGTGGAGCTTCTACGCCATCCCAAGCTTTCCATTTTGAACAAGGTGTATCAAATGGGCATTTCTTACAGTAGATTGTCTGGCCTCTTCTTGGAACAAAAATTTCTGTTTCATTGATGGTATTAGCCCAATACTTTAAAGAGTTAGAGTCTTCTTTGTCTATTTGAAAATCGGTAAACTTTTGATTAGTAGCCAATAGATCATAGTATCCAAAATGAGCTTGATTTATTTTGGCCCCAAACTTGTGCTTAAAAGCTTCGTGTAGAACAGAAAAGTCAACTTGATATGTATCAGCATGAGAGCTTCTAAAATTAAAAACCCATTTGTAAACATAGTACTGATTGTCTTTAGCTAAGATTAAGTCAAAGTTTCCATCTACTTTTGTTGAATCTCCCAGCGGTATTATGAATGGTTGGTCTATTGATATTGGGATAGAATCATCTTGTGAGTATATATTGTAAAAACTAAGAAGAGTAGAAGCAGCACGAGAAGTTAGGCTTGAGTTATTGCCATAGTAGCTTTCATGTTGTTCATGGATTATGTCGTAGGAAGTCATGTCTTTGGGATACCATATCTTCTCCCACCTATTTAATAGAGAAGCGTACGACGGAGTGAATCCACCTTGTTTTTTGTAGAAGAAAAAATTGATAACACTTTTAATTGTATTCTCAAATTTCTGAGTGAACATATCCCTAGAGGCAATGGTCTCACTTAATTTTTGCTGGTGTCTATAATCATATAGCAGAGCGCATGTTTGAAAGTCTTTGATAGACTCCACCTTTAGTTGTTTCATATATCAAAATCTCCATCATCTAATAAATCATCTAGTAAAGAACTAGTATCGTAATCTTCTTCTGTTACCGGATCATATTCTTCATATATCTTCTTAGAGTCTACATATCTAACAAGTGGTGGATTGTAAAGAAAGCTAGAACCTGTAATTCTATTCTTTGGGATCTGTAGCTGCATTATATTATCGTCTTCAGAGTCATCACCACTCAAAAGTTTTTTCTCTGTTATGAATATAGTTACAGCACACTTCTGTTGGATTGCTAGTGATCCACCGGTATCTGACTGTTGGACTACTTCTCTTTTTTCTTTCATTCGGTTAGAGTTTTCTTGTGCGGTAATGATTAGAACACAATTCATATCTCTTGCTAGCTTCTCTAGCTTAACCATCATCTCTTCAAATTCGCCCCATCTTGGCTTGCCCTTGCCACCTTTAGTGAACATTGATTGTATAGTATCGATTACCACAATGTCAGGTGTTTTGTTTGAGTGCTCAATTATATCCTTAAGCCATCTCTCTAGGTCTTCAAAGTATGGGGTCTCAGGGTCATGTCTAACCATGAGTCTGTCTCCCCACTCAGCTAACTTAGCTTTAAACTTATCTATGTATCTTTGTTTTTCTTCTGGACTCCACGTGTCAGCGTCCTTGTACACGTTCTTGCCGATTATCTGGGTCATTAGAACTCTTTCCCAGTGACCAGTAGCCTCTTCGAAGTTGACATACAAAGCTGTATATCCATTGTCTACCCAGTTATTAACCAAGCATTTGGCGAAGGTGCTCTTACCCTTACCTGAGGCAGCTATTATGGCATGAACTGCACCCTTAAAGAAACCACCTTCATCCGTATATCCCATAGCTCTATTGAGAGCTTTGAATTGAGTTGGAACAAAGCTTGGGATATCAAGCAAAGACTCTACTC